ATTTTAGCTAACCCTTGTTCTATTGTAGCTTTTTGGTTTGGGTCACCCTCAATTTGTTTGTAGACTAATTCATCAACATCTAATCTAAAGAATGGTGCTTGTGGTGGAAACAAAGCTAACATTAATTTACTAGCTAAGTTAGTGACACCTCTTGAACCTACACTTTGATATGGTGTTGGATATTCAGTTGCTTCATTAGCACCTGTTGGTGGATATAGATGTGGAATAGTTAATTTAGCTACTTCCCTTGCACGTTCCAAGTATTGTTCTCTGTCTCTTTCCATCTTTGTGTACTGACTTTCCACTAAAGATTTATCTAAAGCGACAGTAGATGTATCTAAATTATATTTTTCCATTATTAAGAAGTTGGAAAGTTAGTACCACTCTGACTTAATCCTGATGAAGTTAAAGGTATTCTTAAACTTCCTCTACCACGTCTTTTCTTCATAGCTGTATTTTGACTTACTGCTGAAGTAGATGATGCTTGTTTAGGTGCATCTTTAGTTGTAGTAGCATTTGTCACCATAGGTGGCGTTTCAGGAATAGGCTCAGGCTTCGGTGGGTCAATTCTCGGTCTAGAAAATGAACACATATTAGTCTGTCTCCTTTTGTAATTTATATTTTTCGATTAAGTGTTTAACGACTGACCTTTGTCCTGATTGATAAAATATTTCTTTATCATTCTGAGTTAGGTCAGCACATTTTTCTGGAAAAAGCGTATCCAAATAGTCGATTAGTTCTTCACTAAGAGTTGGTGTTTCTATCTTTTTTGGCATTGTTTTCTCCTAAAGTGGCACTTATTTCAGTTCGTTTCTCAGCAATCTCACCTGCAATTGCTGAGTACCCACAGGCATCTACATAATCATCAATGTTATGTTGACCTGCTTGTGTTCTAGCTATCTTCAATAATGCCATCATATTGGCGACATCTTCAGGAAGTAGCTGAATGTTTAGCTTTGTTTTGTTTTGAATAAAGCCTGACCAAAGCCTAGCAATGTTTTCGTGATTAGCTACTTTATCACCATGCTTATCTTCTCTGTCAGTACTAACTAGCTTTTTTGTCTGCTCTAGTATCTTTGTAGTGTTCATATCTATAACTCCATAGGTTAGGTTTACTTGTGCCAAAATCGTACTCATCTTTTCTAAGTATTCTGGCTAATCTTGCTTGATGGTATGCGTCTTCAAATGTTTGACCTGCACGTTCATATTCTCTAACGACAGCTTCCCACATTTCATCAACACCTTTTTTATCTAAAAGAACTCTTGATGCTTTTACTGCACCACAACCTTTCAGGCCTGAGTACCCATCACTTGCATCACCAACTAAACATTGTGTGAAGAAATTATAATTTGCTCTTTCTTCATCAACGTATTCCAATTGGTCATCACCTATAAAACAATGCCAAGATGGTATTGTTCTCATATCTTTATCGCCACTAATGATTACATTATTAGTTTTATAATGTTGTGTAGCTAGAATACCAATTACATCATCACCCTCTAAATTAGGTAAAGTATAAAAATTATAAGTTTGCTCTGCCCACTTTCTTAATGGTGCATAACAAATTGGTTTTCTAATTTTCTTACGATGTGATTTGTAAGTCTTATCAAATTCTTTTCTGAAATTATTTTTATCAGAAAATGCAATGATAACTTCTTTAGATTTTGTTTTGTCTTTATAATGATTAATAGTTTGTTGAAGTATAGTTTTACCTTTTCCTAAATCAGAATGTAAAGTCCATACGTCATCTCCCCAGTCAATAGGTTCTTCTAAACTAGAAGCAATCTTGTATATAACTAGGTCACCATCTACTATCATCACTTTGTTTGTGTTATCAAAAAAGTCATTCATATTTTTCATTCTTGCTTTATTTTCTGAATGAAGTTCAAAATGAGCTTCGTCTAACTGTGTCATAGCTTTATCTCCTTTAGTTTTAGTATGTTTGATTTTGGGATTACTGTTGAGTTCCCACCCTCATTTACTGTGCCATCATCATTGAAGTTAATGTCACCAACAAAAACAAATTTATTTTTAGATGAATGGATTAACCAACCCATCGTTATACAAATTGCTGTCTTTGATTTTTTTATTTGTTGAAGTGGCGACCAACTGCTATCGCTAATTATGTCACTCCACCAACACTTATAAAATTTATATGGAAAGTCATTTTCATCTATGTCTGGTAAGATGAGTTTATTTTTTAATAACTTCTTCATATTAATAAATTCAGTAAATCTTCTTTTGGAATGATGTGACCTCTTGAAGTCCATCTATCTCCACCTGCTTTAACTGGATAAGACTTCATTAATTTTTTGAGAATTTTTGTAGGCACTAATACCCACGTTTGGTCTTTACGTTTTTCGACCCATAAACAAATAGCGTAATACTTAGATTTGGTAGTATGTATACCTGATGGTTTTCCTCTACTTTCTATCTCTATATAAACATTACCTGTCTTTTGACATAACCTGTCAGTCTTACATTCGACTTTACCCTCTACTGCTTCTTGAAATTCGTTTTCGTATTTCTCGCCAAATTTTAAATCTTTGTCGAAGTCAGGTTTCGCTTTAGTGAGTGTCAGACCAATTTACGCCAACTTTAATTTCACCATCTAACTGTGTTCTAAAATTAAAGAAGTCCTGTGTTTTCTTAAATATTGATTTTGCAATTGTTTTGAATTGCTCTAGTTTTTCTTTCTTAACTATAAACTGCATTTCATCATGGATATGTAAAACCATTGCATAGTCTTCTTTCCATTTGAAACCTGCTTTATGTAATTCTTCATTTAAAATTATTGTTCCTTGTTTAACAAGTAATGCACCTGCTGATTGGATTAATGTATTCAATGAACTATATTCTGCTCTACATATTAATCGTCTACCATCTAATCCATTTAGATAGCCTGTGTTTCTAAATTTTTGTTTTACTGCTTCATTCAACATTGGAACAGCAGGTAAACTTTTATTAAATCTTTGTCTTACTCTTTTGGCTTCTTCAAGAGTGACCCCAAGTATTTCACCGAGCTTCTTATCTCCGCAAGAATAAAGGTAAGCATATATAAAAGTTTTAGCCTGAGAACGTGTGGAAAGTCCTGTAGCCTTTTGATTGGTGGTATGAATATCATCTTCAAGAAGTGTTTTCGAAAAATGTCCATTGTCATAATTATGCAAGTAATGCCCCAACACACGCAACTCCAAACCAGAAAAATCAAGACCACACATAACCATATCGGTAGGAGAATAAAATAAGGAACGAAATTCTTTGCCATACTCCGAACTACTCGAAACACATTGTGCCAGATTTGGTGAGTGATGAGTACATCTGCCTGTGACTGCACCATTCGTAATAACTTTTCCATAAATTTTCCCTTGTTTGTTTAATTTTAAATATGCTTGGTCACCATCGCTAAGTTGACCTAATCTTTTTTGTACCATTAAGTATTGTGAAATAAGTTTAGCTTCAGGATAAGATAATGAATTTAATACTTTCTCATTTACCTCTGGTTGGCCTGTCGGTGTGAAGGATTTTGGAGACCACCCCAAAACATTTATTAATCTGTCTGCTATATGCTGTCTTGAACTTGGATTAAATATTTCTGTTTTATAAATTGGTACTGGTACACCTGCTCTTATACCTTTTTTCTTGTTGTCTCTTTTATAAACTTTATTACCACAAAACTTTTCCCAAGCAGGAAAGACTAAAGATAGTTTGTCTTCCAACTCTAGTCTCCGCTTGGTTAGGATAGTATGTAGCGTCTGAGCAGACGTCTCATCAAAATACACTCCATGTTGTTCTTGCTTAACAATCCAATGTGCAAACTTATGCTCTAGTTCTATTGCTTTATTAGAATAGTTTTCTTTAATTATTTTATCGTAAAGTAAGTGAGTGACTTCTACATCTCTCTCACAATAATCAAGCATATCTTGGTTATATTCAGTAAAGTCTGAGTGTTCTTGGTAATCACCTTTACGTAATCCTAATCTATAACCCCAAGACTCTAAGGAATGTCGACCATATAATTTAGCAGGTAATTCTTTATGTTTATAATCGTGGTCTAATAAGTTAGTCCAAATTAATCTACTCATTAATAAGGTATCAAATACCTTTTCTTTGTAAGTAAAATTTAAAACTCTTTTTAAAACAGGAATATCAAAACCTAAAATATTATGACCAATAATTGCTTTAGCTTTCTTTAGCAATTCTAGGCAGTCCATTAAGTTGTTAGGATTATATTTATAAACTTGATGAGTTTCTATATCCTTACAAACAACGCAATGTATGACTAAGTTATCTTTGTCCAAGAAACCATTTGTTTCTAGGTCTACTACTAGGTTCATATTAATGTATTAAATGTATTTTTATTTTTTCTACGCTTGGTAAAAAATCTGCTACTTGCTTGATTGATTTTTCTATAACTTTAAATGCTTCAACATCTCCACACATAATGACTGGAAATACATTGTCATATTTAATTGCATTATAAATTGCAGTCATAATAGTTTTACAAGTTTCAAAAACTATTGTTTGTTGTTCTTGTGTTAGTGAAAGATAATCTTGTTTTTCTATTAAGAATGAAAGAATGAACTTCGTTAGAAGTTTCTCATTCATCGAAAGTACCTTCAGTTAATCTACCTGTTTCTTTATTGTAAATTAAATTACAAGCAATGCCTGTATCACCTGACCAACGATTTTTAAGTACTCTAACTTTCATAACATTGTTTTGAATTTCATCTTGTTGGTTTCTCTCAAAGGCAATCACCGAGTCTGCTAGACTAGCAAGACTTGAACTTCCTCTAAGTTGTGACAAGGATACTTGTGAACCTTCTTCGTGACCTTTACCTTCAGGTCTTTTTAAATGTGAAACTAAAAATAATGCACAACCTAATTCTTCAACTAACTTTCTTAGTTGGGTCATAGTGTTATCTATTAA